TTGTAAATACAAATGCACCTGACGATGAGGAACTTGCTATTTCTTTTGGTATTAAAAACGGAGAGGCTGTAGCTAAAGTTTTAACTCTTGATTACATTAATGTAGCCAAAGAGAGAACAGCTAATACTGAACTGTAATAAGTAATAGTGTGGGCTTCGGCCCACACAAACTTTAGGAGAAAAAAATGTCAACAGATATAAAAGCAAAACATTTTAAACTGATTGGTGCATCGACTACTCATATAGCTGCTGCTCAAACTTTAGGTGGTGCTGGTAATTTTACATTAGCCAACACAACAGTTGGTAATTTACCTCAAACTATTACTTTCACTTCTTCAGGAAATATTTCTGGTGTTACAATGACAATTACTGGAACTGATCTTAATGGAGATGCACAAACTGAAAACATAAGTGGTCCTAACAGTAACACTGTAACTTCTACAAATAAATTCTTAACCGTAACTCAAGTTGCAGCTGATGGAGCTGTAAGCACAAATACTTCTATTGGTATCACAGGAACTGCTAAAGAAGGCATACTTACACCGGGAAGAACTAGAATCAGAGGTCTACACGGAGTTAGTTCATCAACAGCAGGATCTATGGTTTTTAGAAACACCTCTACTTCAGGAAGTATTTTATTAGAATTAGATACACCTAATCAAGATGATTTTATTGATCCATACATACCAGATGATGGTGTTGTATTTGACAGTGGTGCATATTTAAATGTAGGGGATGGAGTAACAAGCGTTACAGTATTCTTTGACGGATAGGAGGTTAAATGGCTAACACTACCTCGGGAACAACAACATTTGATAAAACTTTTTCTATTGATGAAATAATAGAAGAAGCTTTTGAACGTATTGGTCAACAAAACGTTGCTGGTTATCAATTAAAAAATGCAAGAAGAACTCTTAACATTCTATTTCAAGAGTGGGGTAATAGAGGTATTCACTATTGGGAAATAGATGAAACTAATTTAGATTTAATTGAAGGACAATCGGACTATGATTTTTTTAGATCTACAGCTGATGGTACGAGTGCCACTACGACACCAGTTAATGGTATTACAGGTATGTCTGATGTTCTTGAAGCACAACTAAGATCTAACAGAACTCAAACCACACAATCAGATTCACCAATGACAAAGGTAGATAGATCTACTTATGCAGGATTCTCAAACAAATTATCAAAAGGCACACCTAATCAATATTGGGTAGAAAGATTTATTGATAAAGTTAGAATACACATTTATCCAACACCAGATTCTACAAATGCATCTAAAGATATGCATTTTTATTTTATTAAAAGAATACAAGATATAGGTGATTATACAAATGCAACTGATGTTCCATTTAGATTTGTACCTTGTATGGTATCAGGATTAGCTTATTATTTAGCTATGAAATATGTGCCACAATTAATTCAACCTATGAAATTAGTTTACGAAGACGAATTTGCAAGAGCATTAGCGGAGGATGGTTCTGCTTCTAGCACGCATATAACACCAAAAGCATATTACCCAGGAGCATAATGGCAAAGTACGCAACAGGTAAATACGCAAAAGCAATATCAGATAGATCTGGTATGGAGTT